CGTTCGGAACTATCTTGGTTCGGGTACTTCCAAAAAAGAAGCGTAAGGATGCGAGTACGCAGGTGGATTTTGTGTCCGTCGCGGTGCCCATTCCCATTCCCAAAAGGTCGTTCGTACCTGGGGCCCTAGCCAACTTTTGGGGTTCCTCCAATTGAAGTCCCTTGCGGCGGAAAAGATTGTTGAGTCAGAGTATGAAGGAGGTGATTCGCGTCTGTCGCGGCGCCCCACCACACAAATGGCGGGCGACGTTTCCAGATGGAAAAACAGTCAGCTTTGGTCTTCGTGGATATTCAGATTACACTATTCACAAAGACCATGAACGTATGCTGCGTTATCTGACGCGTCATGTCAAGCGTGAAAACTGGAGTCCCTCAGGTCGCTTTAAGGCGGGGTTCTGGTCCCGATGGCTCTTGTGGTCCAAGCCCAGTCTGAATGCAGCAGCACGTGAGACGGAGCGTGTCCTCGGTGGAAAGTACCGTGTTGTCATCGCAAAATAAAGTTCTATTGAATAAGTAGATGTGGCCAACAGCGTGCTGTTGTCCCGGCCCGCCGCGTGACGTTCTTTACGTCGTCCTTCCATACTTTAATTACTGTGGATTCAAACGACGTCAAGAATTGTTCATCAAGTTTGTGCATGAGATTCAGCACGTCAAGGGGGTGCGCATCGTCGTGTCTGAACTCGTCGGACCGGCGCCTCTCCCCAAACTTCCTGTGTGGAAGCACGTGAAAAACAGGTCAGAAAGTCCGGTGTGGATGAAGGAGAAGCTCATCAACGTGGGTATCAAAAACCTTCCAGACGAATGGAAGTACGTGGCGTGGATCGACGCTGACATTACGTTCTTGAATCCAAACTGGGTCCAGGATACCATCGAGGCACTCCAGACGAACGACATCGTTCAGATGTTCCGGACGGCTGTCAACCTCGGACCGAACAACGAAGCGATTAAGGTTGATAAAGGATTCGGGTACATGCATGCCGGTAGCGGCACACCCTACATAAAGACGGACAAGTACGGGTACTGGCACCCCGGATACGCATGGGCGTGTACCCGTTCGGCGTTCAGAGGCATGGGGAGCTCTCTTCTCGACTGGGCCATCCTAGGATCGGGCGATAGACACATGGCGATGGCGTGGATTGGACGCGTTTTGGACAGTTGTCCAGGAACAGTTCATATGAGTTACAAAGTCATGCTCATGGAGTATCAGTACAAGTGTCAGAATTTCAGCATTTCATACGTCCCTGGGACGATTCTTCATCATTGGCATGGTCGATTCGAGGACCGGAAATACAAGGAGCGCTGGAATGTTCTCGTACAACACGCGTTTAACCCTATCGAGGACATCACCATGAGTCTCAACTTGACACCAGCAGGTAAACGCATGGAACAGGATCTAAAGGCGTACTTTGAAGGTCGCAAGGAGGACTCGGTCTGATTACCCCTTTCCGCCGAAGGCGGGAAGAAAGTTCGGACACGTCTTCCCACCTGCGGCGGGAAGGGGTACTAGTCCACATCCAGGTCCATAAGTAGGTTGTTTTCGTATATAGTAACCTCCTGGAGAATGCCCGCGAGTATATCGGCATTGTCGAGGAGGGTAAAGCGCTGATCGCGGCAGTCCGTGGTCTTGATACGCGTCATGATGCGTCCGAGCATAGAAAGAATAACGAAGCGGTTCGTCATTTTTGTTGTCTTGGTGAAGGCGAGATGTATGCATGGGCGGGATAGGACATGAATTTTTATGCCAAGTCCGAAGGACTGAAACGAAGGTTTATTTCATCCACTGGTCAGCAGAGTTGACGTAGAGAACGAGTTCCCATATAGAACTAATCTGGGGGCACCATAGACGATCCTCCTTCGGACCCTCGTTGAAATACACGGAGTGCCAGTTCGACAAAAATCTCGCCGTGCCTATATTCTTCAACGAGTCATCTACATAAATGTGTGTCATATGCTTCGGAAAACTCGTGTACCGGGAAGCTGCAGGCTTGAATTCGCTTCCAGCACAGTCGACATACACATTATCGCCGATTGCACGGGCAACAGGTCCTGCCCATTCAATCGGACTGTTTGTGAACAGCGTCACCTTCCAGTCCTTCTCAGTCAACTCGTGGATCTCCTTCGCCTCCTGTTGAAACTCTGTTCCGTAGATAACCTCAGAAAGGTGTTCAATGAGACGCTTGTCGTACACCTTTTCATTGAAATCACTCGTATCCATCTGAAACGACTTTTGGAGACCTCGAGCCGTGTGTCCGTGTGCGAGGTACATCACGCTGTTCACGACGCTTGGATTCTTACACTCGGGCAACTTGGCAGCGACGTACCGCACACAGTTATCCTTGACGTGTTCCATGAGCAGCGGATTTCTCAAAACCACTCCATCGATATCGAGCAGGAGTGACTTGTACATTTGTTACAACACGCCTTCAGTTTTTAACTTCACGCTTCCAGACGAAGCCATTCGATGTATGAGTTCTTCCATTACAACAAACCCCCACACTACTTTGACTACTTCCTGTCATTTCAGCAGCCTTTTTGATGTTTTCGAATGTTTTGATGAATGTTCCGTCAAGCGTATATTGATTTATGACGTAAATTTCGGGGTCTTTATATTTCCATATGAAACCACACGATGTTTTACTCTTTCCCGTACAACACTTTGATATTGCAGGTCTTTTAACACCCATTTCTTCCGCTGCTTTCGTTATACTTTCGTGAGTCTTTAGAAAATCCCCTTCAAGTGTATACTGATTTATTTCCACCTTATTTGGTTTATCCTCTTCGGCCATTTTCGAGCGGTCATATCCCGATTTCCGCGCGGTTTGTCGCAATTTATTGCGATGCTCTTCAGTGAACACTTTCCCATACATATGATTTAGTTCACCGATTTGAGACGAACCAATTTTAACCTTCACTTCTTCTGGATGTTTACGTCCAAGTTGGCTCTGACGCATACTTTCCCTCGTGTCCGGGTGAACAACCTTATTGGCACCTCCTCCGCCGTCTAAGTTGTATCCGTTCGGTGCAAGTGTGTTACGTTCACTAATTTCGAGTATTTCACGCGCATCCAGTTCCTCATTAGGGATCTCACAAATGACAGAGGGTTCGAATGAATCCCAGCCGTGTTTTCTAATTGAATTAGAGAAATATCCATTATTTGATATATGTGCATTTCTGTGATATGCCCATCTCGTTTCAACCTTCTTCTGACGGGTCTGCCCAACGTAGCATTTACCATTGACTTTGTTCCGTATCAGGTAGATCCAGCCCATCCTACCTTGTCCTGAGAAAATAATTTGTCAGCTGCACCTCAAACCCCAGGCGACAGGCTTAAAAATTTTCTCAACTTGTAACAGTATGGATATCACTATCAAGGGAATACCAGTAGAGAAACTCCTCGAGGTGTATGAACAGCACGCAGGTCAGACCGAGACCAAACACGACCGTGATAAAAGATATAGGGAAGCTCATAAAGAAAAATTAAAGCAGAAGAACCGGGAATATTATCTCAAAAAAAAGGCGTCCCAGGCGGCGACTGTCGACGGTCAGGCGGCGACTGTTGAATAAAAACCTCAGCCTATGATAAGTATGGTACCAGTCACCCTTTGCACGACGCCCAAGAACGCCGTCCAACTCGCGACAGAAGATGAAGTACGTATGTTCCTCGAGGCGCACCCAGGTGCCAGTGAAATCCTCACGACGACAAATGCGAAGCGTCCCTTTTTCCAGAAGACCATGCTCACAGGACACCAACTCACACGAGACGAAGTCATCAACATTCTCCAGGGAGCGATGACTACTTTGCAGGAGCACGTGCGTGACCGGTTTGGTTCAGAACCCAAGATTCAAATCAAGTCACTCTTTTACCAGGAACTTCACGATGTCACTTGGAAAACGGTGATTCGACTTATTCTCACAGGTACTCAAGTCGACGATTACACAAAACTCAAGAAGACATGCCCTGTAGGATTCGACAAAGACATTTACAGTCCGAACAAGGTTCTGACACTCAAAGGGTTTAAACTTGGACCGACGTGTGATTTCATGGATCAGTTTGTACAGGCACAGGACGATGATACTCTATCATGGATTCACGACACACAAACCACGGAAGAACATGCGTACCAAGAGGCTAAAACCGAATTCGAAAAGACGCACTTCAAAATAAAAACTCCCGTTGGTTTCGTTCGTCAAAAGACGGCCGAGCTCCAGCTTTTGAGTCGAAAGGAACTCTTCGATCTCTATGAAAACTTTTTCATAGGCACTGACCAATTTGTAAAGCTCTGGCTCAAAGACCCGACAATCAGAACATACGAAACGTTTGATTTCCTTCCACCGCCATCAATCGTCCCACGCGACGTTGTCAACACGTGGTCTGGGTTTGCAGCGGAAGGAATTACAGATTCACACGAAGGGCGTCCTAACATGTTCGTTGACCACGTACGAAAACTTTTCGGAACCAATTCACAATACATCATCAAATGGCTCGCAAACATCGTTCAACAGCCTGGTAAACCTACCAATGTCGCTCTCGTCATCGTAGGTGGTCAAGGAACCGGTAAAACAACGACGTTCGAACTGTTCATGAAGAAGATTATCGGATCAAAGTATTTCGGCCAGACAAACAACCCAGAAAACGACCTATTCAGTCGTTTCGGATTCCTACGGGATTCAAAAGTCCTCATCGTCATTGACGATTTCAACGTCGGTTCCATAAAAATGAATTCAGATCCGTTCAAATCATACATCACGGGTGAAACTGTCACGTATGAAGCAAAGGGAAAAATGGCGATACCCCTGAAAAACTGTATGAACTTCGTCCTGACGACGAACAAACAAGACCCAGTGAAGCTCGATGCAGACGACAGACGCTATGCCATTCTCGAAGTGTCCGAAAAACTCAAAGGAAACCACGCGTATTTCACAAAACTTTACAGGTATCTCGAAAATCCTGCAAACATTCGCGCCGTGTATGAACTTCTGATGGATATTGACATTTCAAAGACGAACTTTCAGGCTGAACGGCCAATCACAGAACTGTACCAGGAAATCAAGAACATGTCGGTCGACAAAGAGCTTTTGTTTCTAGCTCATAAAGTTCAAGGGGCTACGACAAATATAGAATTCAAGGGATCAGAATTTTATGGAGAGTTTATCAAATGGTTACACGCAAATGGGTTCTATGATTTTAAACCAAAGAATAACTTGAGTTTTGGACATTACATGAAAAAAATTAACGGTGTACACGTCGAAAGACGATCGGCTAATTCAGCATATTACATTCTTGATTATAAAATTCTTACGATATTTCTCAAAAACAGGGGTCTTCAAACGAACCAGTTAGTTTTCTGTGAAACCTAACTCAAACCTAACTCTCGGTTTTTGATTGGTTTTTGTGTATAAGAGTTAGGATAGTTAGGATAGTTAGGTCTTAAAATCAGTATGTAAATTTAAAAACAGATACATACCCACGTGATTATATGGGAGTTGAAAAAGTATCCTAATCCTAACTATCATAACTCCATGAAAATGGTTATGGTTTATGGTCGAGAGTTAGGTTGTTAACTTCATCCTAACTCGGATTTTGATTAGTTTTTGTGGTTGAGAGTTAACATCCTAACTCTAGGTTTCTAGAAATTTCGTAAACCCAAAGTTCTATAATTCAAGAATCTGAAAAACATATGACATGTCATATGACATGCGTCGGTCCAAAGTACAATTTTTTCTGGGACGAGATTAGAACATGAACATCTGTCCAACGACGTTTGGTCCATACTTTTGGTCAGTGATTCATATGTCATGTCTCAGTGCAGGCAAAGACGTGTCAGATGAAAAGGCGGGTGCTTTGACCCAGTTTTTTGATTCGATGCCCAGCATTCTGCCGTGCAAGCAGTGTGGTAAACACCTCCGCGAAAACCTCGATCTCCTTCCGTTCAACAGAGACGATCCGTTCCGGTGGTCAGTCGAACTGCACAACCTGGTCAACTCACAGCTCAACAAGTCTGAAATTGACTACGACCAGGCGCTTCGGTACTGGTCAACCAAGTGCTCAGGCGGTCCGTCGAAACAAAACTGGATCGTCGCATTCCTGATTTGCGTCATCGTGTTCCTCATGCTGTTCACCTTCTCGAAGCGTTCCTAAGATTCTGGTCTGGGTCTGGACGGGTCGCATACCACGCCTTGGGTGCCTTTTTCTTTGAAACGAGGATATACTTGTATGTTCTAGAAATAGCCCACTGTTGTGCAGTTGCACCCGGGCGACTTCCACCCGTCTTCCATGCTTTAAGCCCTCTGTTGTACACCGTGTTTAGGGTTGATTTCGAAATTCCAGTCCTTTTCGAAATCAGATCCTTGTTGAACTTGAGTCCTGGGTAAGTCCGATGAAACTGCAGAGTCCAGTGAGACTTGCGCTTGGTTGCACCGACGTCGGATTTACCGAGCATGAGCTTCGAGTACGGAACACGGCGTCGTTTCAAGAGTTCTTTTTTACGCGTGGCTTTCATCGTCGGGCTCAGACCCGAAAAGTACCTCACGGGCCACTTCATTACTGTAGGTCTAGAAATTTAGAACGTGGAACAATTAAAATGATACTTACGTGGCTAAACAACGATGAACTTCGAGAAATCGGCTGGAGCGACGATCATATATATTCGGGTCTCGTGGCACAGGTGGCGGCGTTCTTTTTCGTGAAGGACAAGGATGACGTGTACAATGTCCGGCGGAACTTCATACGTGGATCGTACGACTGTGAAGAGAACGTCACGTTTCGCGGCGAGCAATGGGCGGCTCTCATCACGACCTGGATTTGAGATCAAGTCCGAAGGACTTGGGATCACGGATTGTAAAGGCTCCGCGTCGCGCTTATGTGCGGGTAATTAATTTGTGTTTCAAGTGTAATGGTTGACATCAAGAAGATACCTGACAAGCTCACGGATTCTGAGAAGAAGAAGATCAAGCAGGAGAACAAGGCGAAGGCTAACCCTGAGCTGGCGGCAGCCAACAAAGCGAGCGCAGACGCCAAACGTGAGCGCCGCAAAGAGTCCGGTTCTACAAAGGCATTTGCTTGAACCTCATGAGGGACCTTCTCAGAACAATCTCATCTGAGGCGGTGCGGGAGGTTTGGGCGTCATGACCTCGATAATCTTCTCCTGGAGAGGCTTGATGACACGCACGTAGCCCACATACACGATGATACAGAAGATGACGAGTAAAAGGATGACCCATCGACCCCACATCTGTTTCTCCGGCGGTGGTTTCGGTGGAGGCGGGGCGTGTTGCAGCGCGTCGACGATGCGATCGAGTTCGACGTCACGCAGGGGTGGTGGTGGCGGATCCGGTCGGACGAAGATGCACTTGAATCGGAGTGTGAATGCGTTGTTTTCAAACCCGTTGAAATCGAGAAGACGACCACTCTTGTCGATCCAGCGAACCGTCAGACGATCGAGTTTCACGATGGGGTAATCATACTCGACGTACTGCTTGTAATCGCTCGTCTCTTTGAAATTTTTAATCGACCCACCGGGTACATCCATGGGAATCATACCGAACGAACTCCGGATGGTTGAACCTTCCGTCGTGCCATTCACGAGTTTCTTCGCATCCAGAACGCTGGTCGTACGAAACTCCTGAATGTCCAGAAACACGTACTCGTTGACTGCCAAATCTACGATGTGCTCCGATTTGGCAATTTCAAGCGTTCCGTACGTCGGATCGAGAGCGTAGACCGGATCGCCCGACGCTGCAAACGACGTAACGGTCGTAAACCCGAGCATCTTCTTCGCCTCGGCGGTCAGTGCCGTGATTGTGAATGGATTCGGACCTGAAAACAGGTATTTGCCTTCGTCACACTGAAATTCCATGGTGATTGCGTTCCCAGAGGCGTTCATGATGGCGTTGGAGAGTCCGTTGGCTGAGTAGTACCCGGGTGATATTGAAACGTCTGTGCCGTCGATGCTCACAAAGTTGTTTCCGTTGGTCACGTTGTACATCGTGTTTGGAACCTTGGCGGCGACGAGATCGATCCGAACGATGTTCTTTATAGGATTTGTCAAATGGAGCGTGTACTCACTTCCTGATGGGTAGATTGTCACGTCCCTGTTTGTCGAATCGGCGTACGCATACTTGATGACTTGTGAGTCATCCATCTATTACTGTACTGGGAAAATTTTATAGGGTCATAGTATGCCACCCGCAGGCGCGACAAACACCGGGCGTAAGAACACCAAAGGTCGTACCATCTTCCGTGGTCCGCGCGGTGGTGAATACGTCCTCGGAGCGGGTGGTCGAAAGATTCGATCCTTCACGAGAGCACCAGCGGCGGCGCCCGTGGCAGCGGCGCCCGTGGCAGCGGCACCTGCCCTTCCAGGGAACACTGGAAACAAGAACACGAAGGGTCGTACCATCTACCGTGGTCCGCGCGGCGGCGAGTACGTCCTCAACGGAACCAGAAAGATTCGAACGTTCACGAGAGCGCATGCGGCAGCGCCTGCGGCAGCGCCGACGGCAGCGCTTGCCAAGAAGCTCGCCAAGTTTTTGAAACTCTCAAACACAGAGTACATCAGCAAAAACGGTGAATTGTACAACAACCAGGCGCGCATAAGAACCGGTGTGTCGGCTCAGCGTTACAACGAAGCCGCCACACAGGCGTTCAACAAGGATCCAAAATTCCTGAAGAAATCTGCGATTCCGTACGTTGGTCACAATCGACCGAACGAGGCTCTTAAGAAGAAGCACAGGCTCAAAAACTCAACTCTTATGCGAACCGGTAAGACCTTGAGCGGAAGCAACACCGGCGTACGCAAGAAGATTTACTTTAATAGATACGGATTTTTGTATTTCCTCGCGTTGAATGGCAGGAAGAATTCGGTCATACTTGCACCGAACGCATACAGAATAGAGGGCGGATCGAGGAATCTGCGTCAGCTCAAACGTCTCATCGGTATGTCCCATGCGAATTACCCTCGGAACGCCATCCCGCCAGCAACTCCAGAGGCGAGACGGTCGTCACCGGTACTCTTGGCAAACATGATGAATCAGATTTACGTCGGTGGTCGTGGCGGAAACGTCAACGCCGGTCGGTACACGAACGCTGAAAAGAACGTGCTCGCCAGACGTCTCACCGGTTCTATCGACTACTTCAAACGGCAACGGGATGCTAAAAAGGAGGAGGCGGCGCGAGCTCGTGAGATGATACGAACCAGCGTATGGTTTACAAATGCGGAGAAACAGTTTCATCGGAACAAGGCTACTGCTGCAAACGAGCGTGTAGGCTACTTTA